ATAGTGCCACCGGTACCTTTTGTCATGCTGAACTCGTCATTAGCATAAACCAAATCAGAATAAATATCTTTTACAACACCGGTGCGGATCAAAATATCAACTTTACCCATGTATGAAGCTTGGAACTTCACTTTGCCTTTGTACGGTACAAGATACCCCAACCTTAGTTCAGGATTGAGCGTCAGACCGGTAAGAGAAACGTTTTTGATTGCTTCGACAAGATGATCGGGATATTGCCGGGCACAGTCAATCAAATAAGGATTATTCAACATTGCCTGCATAGCGAAATTGACTTCACGGGCAAATTGCTGTTCTGTGCCACCAGCTGCTATAAATGCCTTTTTAGGGGAGATAAAACAGCTTTCCAATCCTTTCAGTTGTACTGGAAAGGCTGGTGGGGCAGAAGGAACGGGCGGTTGTGGTGTGGAAGGTGTTGGGGAGACCGGTTCTGTTTTTGTTGGTGAAGGAGCATTGTGTTGTTCCATTCCCAAGTTCCCTTGTTGGGGGGATTGATTCTCTGTTTTACTCATTGTTCTTGATTATTATAAAAGTTAAACATCTTGTTCTTTTCAAATGCAGGTGTGTCCGGCACCATTATTCTTCGTCCTTTGAATCCCGGCTGAATAAATATCTGTGCACCGTCAAAATCATTATTTTGTGTACAGTAAACATGCTGGTCTAACAATTTCTTGAATGCCAATGCACTTGCACCCATTTTCACAATTCCGTCTTCCAAATGGAAAGCCCAGTTTGCTGCACTGACAAATACTGCGTCATAGGGAGCTGTCTTTTGTTGCATAACCCAATAGAACTCCTTCCATACTCCAGTACGTTCATGTTCAAAAAACTGGTAGAAGGCTGCCGAAATACCGTAATGAAATTTGGCAATAGTCCGGTTAACTGTTTCCTCATGAAGATCATCAACCGCCAATGTTTTCCAGTCAACAATCTTTTTGGCCGTTTCCACATCAGGGCGATATTTGAACTTACATCCTTCGTATTCAACGAAATGGCTGACTTCGGCTTTCCCCCATTTTAATATCTGCCTGATCTGCTTGGAAGTGTCCCGACAATTGTTCAGAAGCTCATAAACCATTGTTTCAACCAATTGCATATCGGTTGTGCTTGTTAATGTTTTACCCGGATTTGACTCTTTGGCCTCTATTAGTGCAATCTGATATTTTTGAGTGTCTCGTCCATACGGACAGCCAGTTTTAGGATTTATAGGTGGCTCAAATACAAGAAGATTATTTCTCCATTTGTCAAGTGTTCCAGTATTAACAAGGCTTTCCATTGCATCATGATACAGCGAGCCTTTTTCAGAAGCTTCAATACTGATCTCGAACATTTCAGGGTGTAATGCCTTGTATCGGGCAAACTTTGGGGACACCATATAATCTTTAATCTGCGTACTACTTAGGAAGTCTTTAAATCTTTCTCCCTTGTGATATTCGTCATTTGGCAGATTGTAAATTGTATCTTCTATATTACTCATATAATGGATTTAGAGTTTTACAAAAAACTCCCTACTTTCGCAAGCAAGGAGCCAATAACTAACTAAAAAACTTATTCATCACTTGTGGATAGTAATTCTTTGTAATTCTGTAATATGTATTCTTTTTCTTCATCTGTAAAAGAATAGGCTTTAGCCATAAATTTCATTGCCATATCCTCGTTATGATCGGAAAGGGGATAATAGTCTGTGGCGAATTTGTAAGTAAGCCTATTCAATCGCTCATACTTAACTTTGACCTCCTTAACCCGTCCGCTTATCTCCGAGATAATGCCGGACGCTTCTTGTATCTTCTCGTCATATTCCTTTTGGTCTTTCGCTGCTTGTTCTTTCATAACCTTGTTCTGTACGGCAAAGTTGGAAATCTTTTCGTATAGTTCACTTGAATACACAAAGCTACAGTTAACCTCAAAGTCTGGCTTGATAGAGTAATTGTATTTATCTTTCTTGACGAGGTATTTGTAGTCGCTTCCGAGTTTGTTCCAATCGTATTCAACTTTGCGAAGGGTTTTCGCATTACGTAATGCTTCTGCTACTGCATTCGCTTCTTCCATATCTGTAAAAGCGTAGTCTTCAAAAAATGGGATCGTGAACGTTTTCAAATCGGCTGGTTCAATCTCAAACAATTCGGGAACCTCCGGCTTATCCATAATTTTGATACCTTCCTCCATCATGCGGAGTTTAATCAATTTCTGTACATCTTCCTCCGTTAACGCAAGAATCTCTTGCTCGGTCATTTCTGTAATTCCTTTCATACTTTTAGCATTTAAAATGTGTTCCCGTCCGCGTTCCGATGGATTGTTGGCCGTAGCTTTTTAGCGGTGACCGCTTCTTGCGAAGCACGGGTATATATATCATTTAAAGTATCTATTCAGTTAAGAATGTATTTATAAACGCCCTACGTTTACTTTGTCATAATATAAGTTGTTTTTGATAACTTAGTGATTCGTGTGCTGCATCTTCTTATTGGCAGTCCGTATTCACACTCTTTTCACTAATCCGCTTTGGCTACTTTGTCGGTCTATTTCGCCCTTTAGATAAGCAGTAAACCTTGTTTTAAGTCTTTATTTGTTCAGACTATACAATATGTCAAAGAACGTTTTGTTAGTTCCCGGAAAGACGGCCAAATCCGTCCGGGATTATTTTCTTTCCATGAATTTTCTCAAAGCTGATTTGGTAAAAATGAGACTCTTGCCATTTTTGGTGTGAGGAATATCATGTATTCGATTGTATAAGGTTTGCAACTTCCATCCAAGAAATACAGCTGCTTGTTTGGCATTCAAATACTCTTCGGTTTCAACAGTCGCCATTTCAGTTACAGCCTTTCTCACATCATTGCGAATAAACTTGTGCAGTTCTTCTGCAATCATTCTGGCATCTGAACGGTTCATTTCTTTATCGCTTCGATGGTTATCTGATTTTTATCTTTGTCGATGGATGTTGAATATCTTTCAACGTCTTCACGGGGATCAGTAAAAGCTAATTGATAGGCGTAGCTTCTTGCATTGACGCAATCCTTGTAAGAATCCAGCTGCATTACTTTGGAAGAACCAGCTTTAATACTTAGAATATCTTTCTTTGTTACTTTCATATTATTTTCTATTTTATACTTAAATTTTCCACAAAAAATTTGCATAAAAGAAAGCTAACAACTACATTTGCCAATGAGATATGTAGTAAGTGGCTTTTGAAGTCGCCAGCTTTCTTATTGTTCAAACTTACACTCTTTGTTTGTTTGACGTTGCAAATATACTTCATATTTTCAGAAGTACAATAAAATACTTCATAAAATTTGTAGTATATCGTATGTTATAAAACATGTTTTAATATAAGTTGCTGGTTTATAAAATGTTATACAAGTGAGGCTTGCGTAAAAAGAAAGCTTTCTGAAAAAAAAGTAATGTCGTTCTATTAGTATTGTAATAATTGAAGAAGTAAAAGACGATCTCATTCGGTAAGGTGCTGGATTGCTGCATAGTTAGCCCTTAGACGGTTTCCCGTTTTTGCTATATGCAGCATAAGAAATGTCTCGTTCGTATAAGTACGCCGTTCTTAGCTGGCCGGGCATTAACAAGTTACCCGACTTCCCGGATTTTTCGCTTACTTGTAGCTGTGCAGGCATCCCGGTTTCGTTTGCCTCTCAATATCGCACGCCTTTCGCAGTATTGAGTTGTAAGAGTGTAACCCTCTGTCTCTCCGCTATGCGGCCTACCGCCGATTACACAATGTGGAGAAAAAGAAAATCCGCAAATAGGTAGCAGCTATTTACGGATTTCTATATATAAACTCCAAGTAGGATGTTTAATCAATTTATGTGGTAATACTGCTACTATTACAGGTGCAAATATACTACTTAATTTATGAAGTATGCAAGAAATTGACGATAAAAAATTGAGTGATCTCTCAAAAAGGTTTTTGCAAGCAATTTCATATTGTGGTTTGAGTGGGTATAAATTGAAGAAAGACAATATTATATCCAGTGAATCAACCCTTACCAGTATAAAAAAAGGGATTCAGTTGCCGAGTAAAAAAACAATTGATGCTTTTTGTGAGAAGTATGATGTGAGCAGAGCATGGCTATATACTGGAGAAGGTTTGTTTGCAAAGACTCCATCAGGACAAATAGAACCTTCGGAGAAGGATATTAGGGATGCTCTGAAAAATGCGAGAATGCAATCAGACTCTACGATTAGTAAAGTAGCTCCTTACTTTCAAGATATTCTTGTAAAAGTAAAATATGTTCCGATGGATGCTGCGGCTTCATTTGTCGAAAGCTTATATAATACAGCTTATGAAATTGATTCTTATGGTGTCATGCCGGAAGAAGGTGAAGTGCTTGATGATTCTTATATGGTCTTTCAAGTACGTGGTGACAGCATGGAGCCAACTATACCGGACGGAGCTAAAATTCTTGCTCGCAAAATAGAAGAAGGTTTGTGGGAAAGCGCGTCAGGAGTTGTGAGTATTGTGTATGGGAAAACACTTTCAGTCAAGCGGATATTAAAAAACAGTCTTTTCTTGGATAATGTGCTGACTTTAAAGGCTGATAATCCCAAGCATGGCCAGTTAGATGTCGAGAGAAGAGAAATAAGGGGGATGTGGCAAGCATTACGCATAATAAGTCAAAAGATTATTTGATATGGAAGAAAGGGCTATTGACAGATTACGAAAATTTGCAAGGTATGCACGTGATAAGGGAGTTGTCAAAGGTGAGAACTCGTTTGAGGCTTATTGTGAATTATCAAATAGATACATTTATAATTCCATAAGGAACGGGAAGGGGGCTATTGGAACTGATATAATAGCTCGTATTGTGGATAAGTTCCCGGAATTGAATGTGAAGTGGCTTTGTACTGGCAAAGGGAATATGATTGAGACGGATATTGATGCGAATGTCAATTATAAAGCGGCTTATGAGGGTGCAATGATGCAAATAGAAGCTTTGCATAAAATTATAGAAGAAAATAAGCGGAGATGATATAAATATGATACCATTAATATATTTTTAACAAGTATTTTATTGATTATCAACATGATAGTAAAATGTGTTAGTCCCGTACGCACCGCATTAAGCGTTGAAAATCAATAATTTAAAGAAATAGTGCCCACTTTTACATATGTTAATGTAAAGGTGGGTGTTTTGTTTTATTCAAGCACATTGTTGCGAGGGGAATGGTGATTTTCGAATATTACGGGAATATGAGTAATAAATGTTTCATAGTTGCTATTATTTGAGTTTAAAAGCTACTGGGACTGTATATTTCACCTTTATGGCTTTTCCTTTTAGTGTGCCGGGTTTCCATTTAGGAAGC